TCTACCAATGAGAAAGATTGTCTGGTTGAAATTGAATTCTCTATTGGATCTAGAGAGTATAAAGTAATTCGTGGAATTAAACCAAATATTTTTGAGATCTGGGTAGATGGTAAAGTTCAGAATCAAGATGCAGCACAGTCTGATCAACAAAAGAAACTTGAAGAAGGTATTCTCAAACTAAACTACAAGTCTTTTACTCAGACCGTTATTCTTGGATCTGCTACATTTGTTCCCTTTATGCAGTTGACATCTGCAAATCGTAGAGACATTGTGGAAGATTTACTTGATATTAAAATCTTTTCTACAATGAATGGAATTCTCAAAGATAGAGTTCGTTCTTGTAATGAAGTCATTCGTGAAGCTTCGATCCGAAAAGACATGATCGAAGATAAGATTGAGATGCAAGAGAATTTTATTAAAGACATTGAGAAGTCTGGTAAAGAAAGAATAGAAAAAAAAGAAAAACAAGTCGAAGGTCTTCATAAAGAAGTTGATGAGATCATGGATGAAACTGATCAAAAAACTTTGAAGATCATGGATGAGTTACAACCAAAGTTAGAGAATCTTAACAACACTAAAAAAACTCTAAAAAAACTTAATACCATAAAAGTAAAACTGGAACAAAAAATACAAAATATTGTAGAAGATCATAAATTTTTTGAAGATAATACGGTTTGCCCTACCTGTACGCAGCCTCTTGAAGAACAATTTCGCCTAGATAAAATTGTAGATATTCAGGAGAAATCTAAAGAACTCAATGAAGGGTACAAAGAGTTGGAGAGTGCAATCAATGTAGAACAAGAAAAGGATATCGAATTTACAAATTGTTCTTCGGAGATTAACAGACTCAATAATGACATTTCAACAAATAATGTTAAAATTTCTGGGATTAACAGACAAATCAAGAATCTTAGAAAGGAAATTCAAGACGTTGCCAATCAAGTATCAAACAGAAATACTGAGCGAGAGACCCTTAAAAACCTCAAGGAGGATTTAGAAAAAACAGAAAAAGAAAGATCCTCTCAGAGAGAAGAAGTATCCTACCTAGATTTTGCTCATTCCTTGATGAAGGATGGTGGAGTTAAGTCCAAAATCATCAAAAAATATCTGCCTTTAATGAATCAGCAGATAAACAAATACCTACAGATGATGGACTTTTATATTAACTTCTCACTAAATGAAGAGTTCAAAGAATCAATTAGGTCTCCAATTCATGAAGACTTTAGTTATGATTCTTTTTCTGAGGGGGAAAAAATGAGAATAGATTTGTCTCTTCTTTTTACTTGGAGAGACATTGCAAAAATGCGTAACTCTGCCAGCACTAACCTCCTTATATTGGATGAGATTTTTGATAGTTCTTTGGATGGTGCTGGTACTGATTTCTTTACTACCATTATCAGATTTGTAATACAAGATGCACATGTATTTGTAATATCACATAAGACCGATGAACTTATGGATAAATTTGATCGTGTTATCAAGTTTGATAAAGTGAAAGGATTTAGTAAAGTAGTATGATTCTTGATATTTACGAGAATACTCTTAGTTCTCAATTTTGTAATCATTGTATATGGAAATTTGAAAGAGATGAAAGGAAAGATCAGGGATTAATTGGTGGCGGAGAAGTTAGAACCGACATCAAAGATTCCTTTGATTTATCTCTATCAAGTTGGCCTGATTGGCAAAACGAAGACAAAATTTTTTATAATACACTAAAACAATATACAGAACAACACACTGAGAAATATCCACTTCCATCTCAGAATTTTGAAAGTTATTTTGATACGGGATATCAAATACAAAGAACAAAACCAGAGTCTATTGGATATACTTGGCATCATGATTTTGTTGTAACAAGAGAAGATACGGGTTCAATTGCAGTAAGAGTTCTGACTTATATTTGGTATCTCAATACCATTGATCATGGTGGATACACTGAATTTGCTAATGGTGAATCTGTAAAACCTGAAACTGGTAAATTACTCTTGTTCCCTGCAGACTGGTCTCATGTCCATCGCGGAATTCCACCTAGAGATAAAGACAAATACATTTGTACAGGTTGGATCTATTCTAGATTCTAACTTGCCATATATTGTACGATGATATATAATACGACCATAGTATCTTTTTATTATGTACAAACCCTACTCCCCTGAGTGGAATAGATATCGATATCTCAAAGAGGCTCTGGACACTTACCTCGATGATTATGTTGATAATGAAGTAATTCTTGGGGATATTATGACTATTCTGAATGAAAGATCAGAAAAAGCACACAATGAATTCACTCGTTTGAATCAATTAGAATCTATGTTAGAATCTAAATAACACAGTTAGGAACAAAACTTTATGCTTTCTACTGCATATCGTCTCCGCTTAGAATTTATTTGTAAAAAAATTGCAAACAAAGAAGAAGTACAACTAGAGGATATGGTCTGGGCGCAGAAGCTTGCCAAGGCACATACCACTGCTAGAGACTGGTTACAACAGGCACGAAGACAAGCTGCTCAAGACATTGAGGAGGGCAGTTTAGATGATTTTATGAATAGGATGGGTTTGGGAGATCCTGATCCATCCAATCACAAAACAGGATTCGACAGTGCTGATGATATTAAAGATTGGTTCATGAGAGACAAACCCGATGATTGGAGACAAAGAGACTAATGGCACTAGGTAATCAGGTATCGCAAAGCCTAGATGAGGCTTCCAACAATCTTCGCAATGCACTTGCATTTGCTGCTAGACAAGAAAGACCTATCGTATGTAAACAAATTGCTGGTCTTATTGCAGAAATTGACAGTATAGGTTCATTCGATTCGATTATGGATACTTTGGAGGAACATACTAATGAATGATTTTTTAGATAATCTTGCTGCTCATCAGTATCAAAAAATGCATAGAAGAGAAGAAGTTGAAAATTTAAAAAAACAAATTCTTGAACTTCAAGCAGAAATTTCAACTTTAAAAGCATCAAAACGATGAGTATTGAAATCACACCTCAAACATATATCGATATGAATGAGGAATTTGAGCGCAATGGTGATAGGGTAAGAATTGCAGTTCCTACACAGGAAGCAATCGATAAGTGGTTAAATTATAAGGAAGATATTCACAAACGAACTACGGAACCAGTTGATATGGTTGCTGAATTGTGGAAGAAACACAAAGAAGAAAATGATAATTGATTATGAATATAAACAGGTAGAAGTTCCTCACGAAATACTTGTGTTTTGTGATTATTTTACCTATGACGCAAAACGTGAAGATCTTAGATACATTGATTGTGTTTACATGCACATGGGTTTTTATGGCAATGATAAAGAACGTTTGAGGAAAATGCGTAATGAAATTTTACCTGTCTTTAAATGAATAAATATTTTTGCCCAAGAGTCGAAAAAAAGTGACTGAGAAAAGTATTCCCTGGGGCGACCTTCATAAAATCGCTGATCAATTAAATGGTAAACTACATCATGTCAGTGGTGCAGATAGTTATGGTAGAAAGTACAAACGAATTGTAATCGAATACGAGGAGAAAAAATCAAATGATTGATAATACCTGCGTCGTATATACAAATGGTAGTCAAGAGTGTGAGAGAGTTTGCGATCTATTGAAACATCTTGGTGGAGAATATCATGAATATACTTTAAATAAACACTTTACTCAGAGAGCATTTGAATCGGAGTTTGGGTCCGATGCTGAATATCCTCAGGTTGCCATTGGCGCAAAACACATAGGAAATCTTAAAGAAGCACTGCATTACATGAAAGAACAGGGAGTGTTCGCTTGACGAACTGTCCACTCGGGGGGTTTCTACCCTCCTTTTTTTGTATAATTGATTCATACGAGACAAACCTATGAATCGCCACCAAATCAAATCTCAACTCGCTAAACTCCTCGCGACTGAGGATCTAGTGGTTGAACACAAACATGTTGAGACTGCATGTTTCAATGTCCACAGTCGCGTCCTGACACTCCCTATGTGGGAGAAGGCATCGAATAGTGTCTATGATATGTTGGTGGGTCATGAGGTCGGTCATGCTCTCTACACCCTCGATGAGAACTGGTTGGATCGGTATTACATGAATCCATCTTTCTTCAATATCACTGAAGATGCACGGATTGAAAAACTGATGAAACGCAAGTATCCTGGTCTGCGTAAGTCTTTCTACAATGGATATCAGGAATTGTCGGAGAAAGACTTCTTTGATCTGGAAGGACAGGATGTCTCTAAGATGGGTTTGGCTGACAGAGTAAATCTACACTTCAAGATTGGTAACTTCATTGATGTTCCTTTTCATAATGAGGAAGAAGTTGATATTGTCAAACAGATTGGAGATGCAGAGACTTTTGAAGAAGCTCTGATTGCTGCACAACGCATGTATGATTATTGTAATCAGAAAAAAGAGGAGAAACAATCAGAGGTAGAACCTCCCGCACAATCTCCTTCTGCTAGCAATGATCAGAATAGTGAGACTGAACCAATGATTCCAAACCCTACTGATTCAGAAGAAAGATCTGAATCTGAAGAGAAAGAACGAGGTCAAGAACAGGAAGAAGTGGAGGAAGAACAGATTGAATTGGAGGAGAATACCTCCGATGATTTGGATGTGAAAACTGTTGATGGTCTTGAGGAGAAGATCCGTGATCTTGTAGATTCCAATGCTATCGAAACTTTTTATGTAGAAGTTCCCAAAGTAGATACGGAAAAAATTATTGTTTCAAACTCTGACGTTCATCAAGAGATCAATGATTGGTGGAAAAAAACAGAAGCACACTATGGATCACCTGACGCTAATGAAAAATTGTTTGGTGGTGTAGATTCAGAATTCAAAAAATTCAAGAAGTCTGCACAGAAAGAAGTAAGTTATCTCGTCAAAGAGTTCGAGATGAAGAAATCTGCAGACGCATATTCACGAGCATCTACCGCTCGCACTGGTGTTCTGGATTGTTCCAAACTCCATACTTACAAATACAATGAAGATATTTTCAAGAAAGTAACTCTTCTTCCTGATGGTAAGAATCATGGATTGATCTTTATCCTTGATTGGTCTGGATCTATGGGTCGTGTAATGCTTGACACTATCAAACAACTCTATAATTTGATTTGGTTCTGTAAGAAAGTATCAATTCCTTTTGAGGTTTATGCTTTTACTAATGAGTGGGTCACTTATGGAGGTTATCAGGCACAAGAAAAGAAACCAGGTTTTTTCCGAGTGGATGAAAGTTTCAGTCTTATGAATATATTCACCCATAAAACCAATGGTCGAGAACTTGAACAACAGATGATTAACATGTTCAGGATTGCTGCACACTTTAGTAACCGTAATTACTCTTATTACTTCTATCAGTATCCTAATCGTCTGAGTCTTTCTGGAACTCCCCTTAACGAGTCTCTGATCACACTGCATCAGATTATCCCTCAGTTCAAAACTGGGAACGGAGTTCAAAAAGTTCAGTGTGTTATTCTTACCGATGGTGAAGCTAATCCTCTGAAGTACTATAAAGAGTTTCCAAGTAGAAAGTCGGAATTTGGTGAACCTTACATTGGAGTAAACTCCCCTTATTACAATGAAATTACTCTCCGTGATCGTAAAATTGGCAAAACCTATTCTCTTTCTGGAGAATATACTCAATTCACCAATGTAATGCTTGAAAATCTTCGAGATAATTTTCCCAATACCAACTTTATTGGTATTCGTGTTCTGGACGGTAGGGATGCAAGTAGTTTCATTCGTAGATACTATAGTTCTGAAGGTTACTATAAAAAGGTTTCGGAGTGGAAGAAAAACAAGTCTTTCTCCATTGATGGTTCTGGATATCAAAAGTATTTTGGATTGTCTTCAACTGCACTTTCTTCCGACTCTGAGTTTGATGTAAAAGATGATGCAACTAAAGCACAAATTAAAAGTGCATTTAAAAAATCATTGAATTCTAAAAAAATGAACAAAAGGGTTCTTGGTGAATTTGTTGATCTGGTTGCATAAATATTATTACATCAATAGGTAATTCCATGGGAAGACTCTCCAGAGAACTATTGGGTGGTGGTGAACCAGCACCAGCACCTGCACCAAAACCAGCAGCTAAGGCTGCACCAAAGCCAGTAGCAAAACCAGAACCTAAAGAACTTAAGAGTGAAGCTATGGATACTGCTTCAGCTGAAGCGCTCGGATCCGAAGACAAATAAATAAAAGAAAACAGTGAGAACTATGGACGCCCTCCAAACCTACGAAGTTATCAAAAATTATCTTCTAGAAAAAAAGTTTGCAACTACAGATGAGGAAGCAAACACTATCATTCTCAACATGGAGGAGTCCTGGTTTCAACAAATCACTGAGGAAGAATCTGATCGTATGAAGGACCGCCGCATGGAACGCGGTGGTGTTGGTGGCAACATTGATTATAGCAAACCACCTGCTGCACCAAATACGTTTGGTAAGAAGAAACCTAGGAAAGATGGTATGTCTGCATTAGATAAAGTAAGAGCAGATATCGAAAAGAAATACGGTAAAGGTGCAATTATGGACACCAAGAAGAAAAAGGATAAAAAAGACAAAAAATGATTTTTTGATTTTAAATTATGGATTATGATTCAAAACTGAAGTGTGCAATCTTTTATTTTAGACTTCGTGACGGAACAATACTGCCATTGAAATATGAACTTCAACCTAACAGTCTTAGGGAGAAGTGGATTAATGCTGTTAAAATGAAAGAGAGAGATGTGGATTCTTTTCTCTATGCGTCTTTTTCTAATAAAAATCAGGATGATCTTGAGTATCTAAAAAATCTTGGTAATTCTATTATTAGTGACATCAATGCTTTTGATGAAGTAAAAGAACTTTATGGTGACGAGAGACTTCCTCTTCTTGAGGGAAATGACGAACAGGTTATAGATCAAAAGTTGATGAATGAACTTCATGAGAAGTTTGAAGAATATGGAGAATACGTTTCTAAAAACGAAGTATCTCAAGAAAATAATGATAGGTGGATGGATCTGAATGAATGGATTCATATTACCGAAATGGCTATGTCAATATCTCCCACTGGGTTTCCTCCTTACTCTTGTTTGTGTTCAATACATCCCGCATATATTGGAGAACCATTGGATGAAGTAGACAAACTTTTTCTAGATAATGAATTTCCTTGGGGCGGATTGTACTTAGGATATAACACTCTGGGAAAAGATTATTCTCATGCAATGTATGATAACGACACTCGATTGATATTGAATGATCAAGTTAAGGTTCAAACTCATTACAGCACTGAAGTTTGGTTGAATTTTTCAGAAACTACTTGGATGTACCGTGATATGGAAAGAACTTTTTATCATTGGTATAAAAATCTAAGTCAAGATGTTCAGGAAAAAATTCCCATTCATGACAGAAATAAACTTGCTCTGGGTAGGTATCATCTTGGTCGAATAATTATTGATGAAATCTTTTTAAATTTTCATGATGATATTGATGCTTGGAGAACGGATAGAGAACTTCAATGTAAATGGAATAATGAAGTATTTTCTAAAGTGGAAGAATTTATTGGTATTGAAATTATAGAATAATGAACGAAATTATTACAAAGTTTATTGAAACTTCTGAATCTAATTCCTGGGAACCATATTTACCTCTACCTGAAGATATTTGGGACTCGGACTGGCCTTATTTGACTATAGATTTTACGGATGATTTTGCGGAGATGCATAGAGAGTGTCTTCGTAATGATAAGTTATTTGTGCCTCATAAAGATAAGGATAAAGAAAATAGTTACTCCCATGAAGGGTGGAAAGCATTAACTTTGCATGGATTGAGTCCTAAAGCAACTGAAAATTTTGATAGATATGGTGCATCACCTAATGAGTATCATTGGACAAGTGTTTGCAAAGAATTTCCTACATGTTATAAATTTTTAAGAAAACTTAGATATCGTCGTTATGATCGGGTTCGGATTATGAAAATTGAACCTGGTGGATATATTATGCCTCATGCTGATGGGGAAGGTAGAATTTTTGGTCCACTGAATATTGCAATTAATAATCCAGATGGGTGTGGATTTTATTATAAAGATCATGGAAAAGTGCCACTTCATCAAGGACGAGGAGCATTTTTGGATCTTGGTGGGATTCATGCAGTTTACAATAATAGTGATACTCCAAGGTATCATTTTCTTGTTCATGGAGATATAAATCCAAAATTAGTTGATGGCGCATATAGTCAAAATTTACTCAAACTTCAAGATGATGATCGAAGAATTTGTTACGGTATTTACAATCAACTAGATAGAATTGAAAATATTTCAATGTATTTGAGATTCAAAGCTTCTTCTTTGTATTACCTAAAGAGATCGAATAATAATCCAGATATTTTCTTTAGTGATACTATTAAAGAATTATTGAATACCACTGCAGATGAAGGATATGATTATTGTGTAGTCCTTGCTGCGGGAACTGCACTTAAAAGTTTTGAATATGATAGAGAGATCCGAAACTTTATTATGAAGGATAAAGATTTTGGTGTTGCAGGTCATTGTTTAATGAAACCAGATCATTGGGCGGAACTTCATCATCAATTTTTCATCGTTAATCTAAGTGCATGGAAAGATGTTGGTAGACCCGATTTTGGTACATGGCAAGGAGATTCTACGGAACTTCTACCAGTTTTAGAAAGAAGTGAAGAAAATTTTCATGACGATTACGCTCCTTTGTGGGTACGGGTAAATAAAAGTAAGAAGAGACGTTATCAACCATTTGCTGGCCAAGGTTGGGAATTACTTAAAGCAATGTTTGAGAATGACAAATCAGTTGTCATGTTAAATGAGACTTTGAGAAATAATAAATTTTATCATTATCCAGAAACAGATACTACAAAATACGAACAGTCGTTGAAAACAATGACGACTTATGATAATCAAAATTGGAATCAAAAAAAATCTATTCAAGATGCCTTATCAGTAAAAGATCAGATTTGGTTATTCAATAGTGAAAGTATGGAAATACCCAATGATGGGGATTATGATTTGGCAGTTAATACTGCCAGTGGATTTAAGATCTTTGATTTACTTAAAAAGAAAAAACTTAATCCAAAAGCTAAGATCATCATTTATGACTTTAATCAAAAAAGTTTATTGTGGTATCGACATCTATACGAATGGGGTAGTACTCCTGGATTTGTCCAAGATGATCTTGGCAAAAGACATCTGAATCTTCTTGAATGTATGAAGACATTCCAATATAAAGAAAATTTCACTTGGACTGGTAAAACTGATATTCCTCCCGATGAACAGGGTGATCAGCATGATGACATGACCATATTCAAAGATGTTTCCTTTATCAAATCTTTGAAAGATACTATCAATTATTTTGGTGGATCTCAAAATTTTATAAATTATTGGACATGGTTCAGAGCTTGTAATGTAGAGTTTAAGAAAATCGATCTCTACAAAGAATCTGATAAATTCTGTAAATTATTTGTTGGTAAGGGTTCAAAGTTTGTAAATCTTTCAAACATTTTTTCCACGGATGCAACAAATCTTTTATATGGACACACTGAAGTTCGACTTGCTGAACAAAGATGTCTGTTTAATTTGTACTTGATAGATCCAGAAATACAAGTGAATATCTACGATCACTGGAACAGATGGAAGTACGCTAAGGTTAAGGATCTGATAGACAGTTGAGGAACTGTCTGGAAACTGTCCTTGGGTGAAAAAAGTGCGTTATAATTTATTTGTTGAAACGACACAACCCATGACCCGCCTCAAGATGACCGACGATCAACTGATTGACTCTCTCAAAGATCTTTACGGAGAATCCATCACCAGTGCTGATGTCAAAGCCTGGTGTGCAATGAACAGTATGAGTTATCAAACTGTTTCCCGTCGTCTTACCAACTATAAGTCAGGTCACGGGAAGTGGAATTTGCAAGTTACAAAAGAGACTGTTCAGGATCTCGAAGTAACTTACAATAGTCCCGCAGCAATGCCTGCGATTGAACAAAACCTTATCCCACAGAAAGATGATTCCTTCATCAAGTTTGGCAATTTCTCAGATATTAAAAAGATTATACAAAGTAAGCTTTTCTATCCTACTTTTATTACTGGTCTCTCTGGAAATGGCAAAACATTTTCAGTGGAACAATCCTGTGCTCAACTGGGTAGAGAACTTATTCGCGTAAACATTACTATTGAAACCGATGAAGATGATCTTATTGGCGGTTTCCGCCTTATTGATGGTAACACCGTCTGGCACAATGGCCCAGTCATTGAAGCACTCGAACGAGGAGCTATATTGCTCCTTGACGAGATCGACCTCGCTTCTAACAAAATTCTCTGTCTCCAATCTATCCTTGAAGGGAAAGGAGTATTCCTTAAGAAAATCGGAAGATGGGTTAATCCTGCAAGTGGATTCAACGTCATCGCCACAGCCAACACTAAGGGTAAGGGTAGCGACGACGGACGATTCATTGGAACTAATGTGCTCAACGAAGCCTTCCTTGAGCGATTCCCAGTAACCTTTGAACAGGAGTATCCTACTGCTGTTACTGAAACCAAGATCCTGAACAAGGTCTGTGAAGATTCTGAGTTCTGTAAGCGTCTTGCTGATTGGGCAGACATCATTCGTAAGACTTTCTATGATGGTGGTATTGAAGAAGTTATCAGTACTCGTCGTCTGGTTCACATTGTTAAAGCATACTCAATCTTCAATGATAAAGCCAAAGCGATGCAAGTTTGTTTGAATCGTTTTGATGACGAAACTAAACAGTCCTTCATGGAACTGTATGACAAAGTTGATGTTGACTTCCAGATGCCTTCTGAAGATGTTGACGACGTTCCCTTTTCTTGATACAATTACTGAGGTTACATTATGAATACTGCGATGACTATGTTAGGTGGCATGTCTGAAGATACTATCACCTTTAATGGTGATGCTTTTTCTGAAGACACTTTTATTGGCGCTGCACAACCCGTTGATCTCATTGATTTGGGTAGTGATATTGATCTTATTTCCTTTCCTGAGGACATCATTGAAGACCCTTATTCCTTTGACTTGACTATGGATGAAAAGACTAAACTAAAAAAGTACAAGTACAGTGAGGATACTATCCTCAAAGAACTGAAAGATTATATTTCTGATACTTATAACGCTCACTATTCCTCTGGTCCAGACAGCATTCAAACTCTTGATTTGATTGATGCCTGTGGTGATGGTGAATCTTTCTGTCGCAGTAACATCTTAAAGTATGCATCTCGATATGATAAGAAAGGCACCGCCCGTCGAGATATCATGAAGATTCTCCACTATGCAGTCCTTCTGATGCATTTCAATGACAAGAACGCAAAACTTGAAACCTACAATCAATGACAACTAATATGCAACTCTCCGACAAAACCCTCAACCTTCTGAAGAACTTTGCGGGTATTAATCAATCTATTTTGTTCAAACAAGGCAAGACCATCCGCACTATCAGTGTGATGAAAAATATTCTTGCAGAAGTCAACATTGATGAAGAGTTTGAACGCGATTTCGGTATCTACAATCTGAACGAGTTTCTGAATGCAATGTCTTTGTATCAGGATCCTCAATTAGATTTCAAGAATGAAAGTTATGTTTCTATCCGTGAGGGTAAGACTCGTTCCAAGTATTTCTTTGCAGATCCTGCGGTCATCGTTACTCCTCCAGATAAGTCCATCACACTTCCATCTGAAGATGTTAGTTTTGAACTGAATACTCAACAACTGGACAAACTGTTGAAGGCTGCTGCAGTCTATGGTGTTCCCGATCTTTCTGTAATCGGTGAGAACGGTGTGGTTAAGATCGTTGTTCGTGATAAGAAG